GCGGATATGTCCGACGTAATCATGCAGTATAACCACGAAGGAAAGGTGCTTGCCCGCCTTTCCAACGGGACGCTGGGCGTTGAAGCTAACGATAACGGGCTTTTCACGTTCGCGGACTTGTCGAAATCGCGCGCGGCGCAAGATATGTTCGAGGAAATCAAGAACGGACTTGTTACGAAAATGTCGTGGGCTTTCCGTGTATCGGAAGATAGCTACGACCGCGACACACGCACACGCACGATCTTGAAAATTGCGAAGGTTTACGACGTTTCGGCGGTATCCATTCCGGCGAACGCCGATACCGATATTTCGGCACGATCCTATTTCGACGGAGTGATCGAAAGGGAACAGCAGGAGCGGCTGGAACGCCGGAAGAAACTTTTGAAAATCAAACTAATGACGGAGGTTTAACACAATGAGAATTAAAGAGATCGAAGCCCGCCTTGCGGCTATCAAGCAGGAGATCGAACAGCGCGGCGACGCTATGACCGCCGCAGAGATTGACGCGCTGGAGCAGGAAACCACCCAGCTTACCGAAGAGCGCGCCGGACTGATTGCCGCCGCCGAGAAGCGCAACGGCATTCTTGACAATATCGCGAAGGGCGCGGGCATTGTTTCCCGTTCCTTCCAGCAGAACAACGGCGACGACAACGCCGCACCCGATGATCCCTTCGGTACGCCCGAATATCGTTCCGCGTGGCTGAAAAACATTCGCCGACTTCCGCTGAACGACGCAGAGAAGCGCGCATTCAGCAACGCCAGCGGCGCGGGTGCGGAGGCTATCCCGACGCAGACCGCGAACGAGATTATCAGCAAGGTAAAGACGCTTGCGCCTATGCTGAATGAAGTTACCCTTCTGCACGTCAAGGGCGCTGTAAAGTTCGCGATCGAAGGCACGAACAACGCCGCCGCGATCCACACCGAGAACGCAAGCATTACCGCCGCCGCTGACACGCTGACCACCGTTTCCCTTTCCGGTTACGAGATCGTCAAGCTGGTTCAGATTTCCGATACTGTAATGACTATGAGCATTACCGCGTTTGAAAGCTGGATCGTCAATATGCTGGCGGAAGCTATCGCCCGCAAAGTCGAAGATTTGCTTATCAACGGCAAGGGTTCTTCCCAGCCGAAGGGCATTGACAACGCGAACACTTGGGGCGCGACCAACAGCGTTACCGTTGCAAAGACGGGCGCGCTTACCGCCGCAAACGTGCAGACGTTGATCGGGCTTCTGCCTTCCGGCTACGACCGCAACGGCAAGTTCGTTATGAACAAGAAAACCTTGTTCACCGACTTTATGCCGTTGCAGGACAACAGCAAGAACCACATTGTAACCGTTCAGAACAACGCGTACTTCGTGTACGGCTATCCCGTTCTTCTGTCCGATTACGTCGCGGATCACGAAGCCTTCTTGGGCGACTTCAAGAAGGTTTGCGCGAACCTTGCCGAAAATATCGGCGTGAAGAGCGCCTACGACATCGACACGAACAGCTACAAATATAGCGGTATCGCGATCTTCGATTGCGCGCCCGCTATCGGCGAAGCCATCGTGAAGCTGGTCAAGGCGACCGCCTAAAGCGGGAGGGCTGACAAATGCTTGACAAGGTAAAGCTGGCGTTGCGGTTGAGCGGGACGGCGCTTGACGACGAAGTTTCCGATCTCATAAACGCGGCGATTGCTGATCTTCGCCTTGTCGGTATCAACATTCCGGCGGAAGCGGGATCGTCCAGTAAAACGCTGGGCGATCCCCTTCTTGATCGGGCGGTTGTGCTTTATGCAAAGGCGGAATTCGGCTTCAATGACGACGCGGAGCGTTACCGCAACGCATACGATTATTTGAAGTGCGCCTTGTCGCTGACCGCTGATTACACCGAAGAAAGCGAGGGCAAATAAATGAGATGGGGCGAACAAATAACATTGGTTGCCTTGTCTGAACCTTCGCCGCGCACGAACGAACACGGCTTCCCCGTCGCCCGCACAGAAACCGCGACAACGGTTTTCGCTGACAAGAAATCCGTGGGCTTTTCGGAGTTCTACAAGGCGCAACAGGCGGGCTATACGACGGAATTAAAATTCGACGTGCATTCCTTCGAGTATGAGGAACAGCAGATCGTGGAATATCCCGTTTCGAGCGGGAAACGGTATCGCGTCCTTCGGACGTACACGCACGGGAACGGAGAATTTACAGAGTTGACGCTGGTTAATCTTCCGGAAGCGGAAGGGGGCGGCAACAATGGCGAAGTTTAACGTTGTCGGGCTGGACGACGTACAAGAAGCAATGCTTCGGCAAGACGCGATCGTTGAAGAAGCCGTGCCGGAAATGCTCAAAGCGGGTGGCGCAGTAATGCAGAAGGCACAGCAAGAAGAGATCAAGACAAGGTTCAACAGCAGACGAAGCACGGGGGCGCTTCTTGTGTCCATCAAAGTATCCGCCGTGAAAGAGATTGACGGCGGAAAACGGGTTGAAATCTATCCGAACGGAAAGGACAAGCACGGAGTACGCAACGCGGAAAAAGGCTTCGTCCTTAATTACGGGCGTTCAAATATGCCCGCGCGCCCGTGGTTCACGGCGGCGAATGAAAAGGCGGCGGACGACGTTGTTTCGGAAATGCGCCGCGTATGGGAGGAAAAGCAAAATGAAGAACGTTGACAGCTTGTTAAAAGCGGAGCTTGAAAAGCTGGGCGTTCCCGTCGAACGCCTTAAATACGGCGGGAAGGCGGCTTGCTTTATCGTCTATCAGCTTGTCGTGGGGCGCGACACGTTCTTTTCAGACGATGAAGAGGGCGCGCAGGAATTCACGTATCAAGTACACGTCTATTCAAAAACGGATTACATCGACATTCTTCAACGCTTGAAAACAGCATTGAAGGCGGCGGGGTTCTACGCGATCACGATAGACGCGGAAACATACGAACAGGACACGGGATATTACCACGTTCCCGTTGAAATCAAGTATATGGAGGTATGACACATGGCAACAATCGGCTTGCGCGATCTTTACCGCGCACCCATCACGATCGGCACGTCCGGCGCGGAGGAATACGGAACGCCCGTGCGTATGGCGAAAGCTATTTCGGCGGAGCTTTCCGTTGAAGTCGCCGAAGCGATCCTTTACGCCGACGACGGCGCGGACGAAGTTGTAAAAGAATTCGTATCCGGAGAAATCACGCTGAACGTGAACGATCTTCTTCCGGCTGATCTTGCCGCCCTGCTTGGACAGAAGCAGGACACGGACAAGGTTGTTTACGGTTCTGACAGCGACGAAGCGCCCTATACCGCAATCGGCTTCCGCGCGAAGAAGGCGGGCGGAACGTACAAGTACATTTGGCTTTACAAGGTCAAATTCGCGATCCCCGATGAAAACTACACCACGAAGGGCGACAGTATCGAATTTACTACGCCGGAGATCGTCGGACAGTTTATCAAGCGTTCCGACGGATTGTGGAAGGCTGAACACGTCGCAGAGCCTACGAACAGCGTGGCGACGGATTGGTTCACTTCCGTTCGTGAGCCTAACAACACGGGCGGTTAATCGAATATCGAAAGGAGGAACGGCGGGAAGTCTGAAAAGGCTTCCCGCCTTATTCTGCTATGAGCGCAATTAAAGACGGACGTTTCCCGATCATGCTGGACAAGGAAAGACACCTTCTTTTCAGTCTGAACGCGATCGACGAAATGCAAGACAAATTCGGCGGCTTCGATCGCCTTGATACCGTGCTTTCCGGCAAGGACAGCATTAAAAATCTTCGCTGGCTTCTGACCGTGCTTTTGAATGAGGGCGCGGCGGACGACGAAGAACCGCTTACCGAAAAACAGGTGGGCAAGCTCATTCATACGGGCAATTTCGCCGACGTGAAAGCGGCGATCTTCAAATCCTTTTCTATGGGCAACAACGGAACGCCCGAACCGCCCGAACGGGACGAAGAGGAAGAGGACGACGAAGAGGACATCGAAAAAAACGCAACAGCGGGCAAGGAATAATCGACCTTGCCCGCCTTCTTTATATCGGCGTAACGCTTCTTCGCTGGAGCGAAGCCGAAGTATGGCGCATGACACCGTATAAAATTTTGACGCTTTTCAAAATTCATCGTGAATTCAATCCGGATCGTTTCAAGCCCGTTCCGAAAGAAGTTGATATTGACGACGTGCTGGGAGGGATATAAATGGCGAAAGAAGAGCAGATCAAAACATCAATCGACCTTACAGGCGAAAAAGAGTATCGCGCCGCTTGCACTAACATAAATTCTTCCCTTCGCGAAATCGGATCGGAAATGAAGCTGACGACGGCGGAATTCGCCGACAACGCAGACAGCGTGGAAGCGCTGACCGCAAAACAGAAGCTATTACAAAAGCAGTTCGACGAACAGGCGAAGAAAGCAGAAGCGGCGGAAAAGGCATTGAAGAAAATGCGCGATAACGGTATCGAACCGACAAATCCCGCATATCAGAAAATGCAAACAAATCTGAACAACACCAAAGCCGACATGGTGAAAATTCAAAAGGAAATCGACGACACTTCTAAAAAGCTGAAAAGCTCAAAGGTGGATTGGGAGAGCGTCGGCGAAACCGTCGGCAAAGCAGGAAAGGCGATCGGCGCAGCTTGCGCGGCTATGGGTGCGGCGATTGCGGCGGCGGGTGCGGCATTCTTCGGGCTTGCCGAAGAAACACGCGAAGCCCGCGAAAACATGGGTAAACTTGAAACCAGCTTCACGACGGCGGGACATTCGGCAGAGGACGCGAAAAACACCTATACGGAGTTGTACGGCGTTCTTGGCGACGACGGACAGGCAACGGAAGCCGCCGCGCACCTTGCGAAGCTGACTACGAACGAAAAAGAGCTTTCGGACTGGACAAACATTTGCACGGGCGTTTACGCGACATTCGGCGACAGCTTGCCGATTGAAGGCTTGACCGAAGCCGCGAACGAAACGGCAAAGACGGGATCAATCACGGGCAATCTTGCCGACGCGCTGAATTGGGCGGGCGTTTCCGAAGATGATTTTCAAGCCAGCCTTGACGCTTGCACATCGGAGCAGGAGCGGCAAGCCCTTATAACGTCCACGTTGAACGGGCTTTATTCAGAAGCGGCGGACAAGTACAGAGAGGTAAACGGCGACATTATCGACGCGCAGAAGGCAACAGCAAATCTGAACAGCGCTATGGCAGCGCTGGGCGCGATTGCTGAACCGATCATTACAAAGCTGAAACAGCTTGCGGCGGAGCTTTTGCAGGAAATAACGCCGTTCGTCGAGCTTATCGGAAAAGGCTTGACGGGTGCGCTTTCCGGTGCAGAGAGCGCGGCGGAGGACTTCACAGACGGCTTGCTGGGTATGGTTACGTTCGCGATCGAAAAGCTAACGGAAATGTTACCGACCTTCCTTGAATTCGCGGTGAAGATGATCGCGAATATCGCTACGGGCATAGCTCAATCGTTGCCGACGCTTGTTCCTTCGCTGGTTCAGCTTGTAACGGACATCGTGCAAGTTCTGATCGACAATATCCCGTTGCTGATCGACGCGGCTTTACAGCTTGTAACAGGGCTGGCGGAAGGCATTATAAACGCGATCCCCGTTCTTGTTGCGGCGCTTCCGCAGTTGATAACCAGCTTGATCGACGGTTTGCTTTCCGCAATCCCGCAGATCATTCAAGCGGGTATCGACCTTCTGACGGCGTTAATTACCGCCCTTCCGGAGATCATCACAACGATTGTTGAAGCGATCCCGCAGATCATTGAAGGCATTATCACGGCGCTTACGGAGAACATACCGCTTATCATTCAAGCGGGCATTGATCTTCTTGTCGCGCTCATACAGGCATTACCGCAGATTATAACGACGATCGTTCAAGCGATCCCGCAAATCATAAGCGGCATTGTAAACGCGCTGATCGGCAACATCGACCAAATCATTATGGCGGGCGTTCAGCTTTTCGTGGCGCTCATTCAGAATTTGCCGACGATCATAGTTGAAATCGTGAAGGCAGTTCCGCAGATTGTTTCCGGCATTGTGCAAGCGTTCGCGTCGCTGGGCGGCGAAATGATAAACGCTGGCGCAAACCTTCTTCACGGCTTGTGGGAAGGTATCAGCGGCGCGGCTTCGTGGTTGTGGGAAAAGGTATCCGGCTGGGCTTCGTCCCTTGTTTCGGGTATCAAGGACTTCTTCGGCATTCATTCCCCGTCAACGGTATTCGCTGAAATCGGCGGCAACATGGCGGACGGCGTGGGCGTAGGCTTCACCGACAACATGGGCGGCGTTGAAGGTGATATGACCGCCGCAATGGG